GTGTGCCTTGGGAGCGAATGCGCTCATATCACTATCCCAACCGAAGGCAAACTTGCCATTCTTTTCTGCTGTCTGTAAAACTGCTGTAGAGTCAGTGTTCTGTAGTAATACATCAGCCTTTTGATTAATCAGTGCTTGTGCTGCTTCACTTTCTTTTGGTGGATCAAACCATGTGTTTACCCATACAACCTTTGTGGTAACTTTAGGATTAACACTGCGAGCACCTAGAGTAAATGCGTTAATATTACGCAATACTTCAGGAATTGGGAAACTGGCTACAAATCCGATGGTATTAGTTTTGGTCATAGTGCCTGCTACCACACCAGCTAGATACGCATCTTCATAAAACTTAGCTTCGTATACACGCAGATTTTCTGAGGTCTTATAACCAGTAGCATGTTCGAACTTGACATCAGGATGATCTTTTGCTACCTTCTCCATAGCATCACCAAACCCAAATGATGTTGCGAAAATTAGCTTATGACCTTGTGCCACTAGGTCACGAATAACACGTTCCGCGTCAGCACCTTCGGGTACTTTTTCTACAAACGTGGTTTTGATCTTGTCACCGAACTTTTCTTCAATGTGTTTACGACCATTATCGTGAGCAAATGTCCATCCTGCATCACCTACAGGACCTACATAGATAAATCCTACTTTTAACTGTTCTGCTGCCTTAGGTGCTTCAGCGGGTTTTTCTTCTTTTTTACTACAACTGGCTAATGCCAGCGATGCTATAGCAACCATTGCTAGTTGAATGGCTTTTCTTTTTACAAATAACATTAATAAAACTCCTATTTAATGGTGTTATTTACATATATACCTATTGATTACACAAATAATTGATCAAGTTGATTAGGATCATCAATTATTTTTTGAATTTGTATATTATTGAAATTAGGTCTGCAAGGTTGGCATAATTTTGTATTAATTTTATTGTAAATTTCATGATGCCTGTCGCTTAACCATAGATCCCTAAAGTCATTTTCATACCAGGACCCTATACTAAAATTAGAGTTACCTCTATTTTCGCAGCAGACATAAACCTCACCATCAGCTGCAAATATAGGAAACTGAAACATTTGGTGACATCTTGTGTAATTGCGTGGTAATGATTTATTCAAGTTGATCTTAAATTGTACTTGGTATTTTTCCGCTAATTTCTTTATACAATCCACAATAGTATCAGTCATGTCAAAGATTTTATTATTAACAATCATAGGACGAAAGTAAACCATCCTAACGCCCACATGTTTACTGACTTCGAAAATACTTGAAATTTCCTCTAGAGTAGAGTTTTGGTCACATAATAAGATTTTGAAATCTACTTTTGAGCCTATATCCACCAACGACCTAGCATTGTAAATAACTTTTTGGAAAAAACTAGTTTTGGTTAAACTACGTCTAATTTTTTCATATGTTATTTCATTGCCAGCATCTAAGTCTATGCCAATCCAAGACATTTGTCTAATTTTATCTACATGAACTTCTTCTAGTAAACGTTCTAGCTTAGTGCCGTTAGTAGTAAGGCTAATTAGAAATCCTAAATCAATTGCATGTTCTAATACTTTTTCATAGCCATTTAATACGGTAGGCTCTCCACCTCCTGGAAAACTTAATGTATGTAAAGTTCCGTAGCTATTTGGTTTATAAGCACGCCAGGTTGACATTTGATCTAATAACTTAATATAATCAGTATACTTTTTTTGTACAGGTAATCTAGCTCTAAATTCAGCAGAGTTACAGTAAAAGCAGTCTTGGTTACAGATATTTGTAAGATCTATATCTGCATGTACGGGCATGATGGTATGAGTTTTTTGATACCTCATCCAGTGAACTATCTCAGCGTTTTGATACATCTTAGTTTAATACATATTCAATTAGACATAAGGCCACCGCAACAAATACCAAATAATATAATGTTAGGTAATCAACCACGTTAATTAAAGATTTGGGTAAATCTGCGTCCACGATATTCAAAAGTTATTATTTCTCCGACCATAATCTGTGTAGGCTGTTGACTACAACGTGTTTGCATTTCTATATTAGTGGAATCATTTTGACTGCCCATTTGCCCTCCAATAACCGCACCGGCCGCGGTGGCTATTTCTCTCCCATGACCGCCGCCGATTTGGTTTCCGATAGCAGCGCCTAATATTGCGCCAACTGCTCCTCCACCTCCCGAATTACGGCGTTCTACAGGAACCTGAGTACATACCTGTTGATAGACAGTATTATACCTTGGTTGTTTACTAACAACTACAGCCACATCCTGGTTATAAACTTGTGCATGAACAGAAATACTGAATAATATAGCCGCCGCACCTGCATAAATTTTAATCATTGTGGTACCTTAATTAACACTTCTTGTTGAATACCGTTAACTAACATTATTGATTTCTGATATGTAACACCGTCAATCACTACATACTGAGGATCTATAACGGTAGCAGGGTTTTGAACTATTACCGGACGTTCTATGACATAAGGTCGAGTAAGAGCATATGTAGTTACTCCTCCAATAATAGCAGGAGCCACCCACCATCCTTGATTATGATGCCAATGTCTATTATGAAAGTGATTATTATGTATCCTGCCATGTGCTTCTGCAACGCTAGCAAAACACAACGTAAGAGCACCTATAAAACCGAATATAAATTTACGCATGTAACTTCTCCAAAATTTGACAGACTCCGTAGGGCGTGTGGGTCCTCTGTCTAGACATATGAGACTTTCACTCATACAACTGCTACGCAGTTTGCCCCTACCAGATCTAATACATATTTAACGCCTTAAACTTAATAAAGTTTACAAAATTTTCTTATGACGACTTTCAAATCTATGGGCAGCATATTTCCATTTTCTCTGTATGGGTTTGGGAGCATGACTACTTCTATAGTGTAGTACACTGAAGACATGATGTATATAGCTTTTGGTTGTCCATTTCATTCTTATTAACCAGTTATACCTACCCATTTTAAATGGGTGTTTTATCTTAAATCTACTATTAAATTGGTGTGGACGGAATTTACTGTTCTTCGGGTTTGAGTCCATTGCTATGTCTATCGTTGGGAGTATCTGAGTCTTGAAATAATCTACGTTCTTGTGTAGTAAGTTCTTTGAACATCTTTCTAGGATTACCACACATATGACATTTAGGATTACCGCAATTTACAACATGGTGTTTGGCTAACTTGTGTGGCTCTTCTACAGGTATGTTATAGGTCTTGGCTATTTTTACTTGTTTATTAATAGCATTTTCGTCTTTAAGCCTACGTCGGCTGTTTTTAATTTTATCAACCTCACTACTCATCTAGTTCCTCCTTGCTAATATACTAGCAATAAGTTTACATCGTGTCAATCAAAATGATGATAACTGGATAGGTGTCTGTGTAGTGGCATTATTATCGCCGGCAAATACTGTTGTTGATCCTGATTTGATAGGCCCTTTGGTAGTAGCATCTGCGGCTCGGGCTATAGCTCTGTTTTCTACAAAAACAGTTTGTGCTCCTTGTACCACAACTGCTCCACCTAAGGTAACTGATCCTGCATGCGCAGTTTTTTTCTTATTTGTGAATACAGTATTAGCGCCAGAAGCAATTGGTTTATCAGCTCTATCTAACTCAACTCTGGCAACTGCTCTATTGGTCATGTAAATGTTTCAGGCGGTTGAATACCCGGTTTCCATAATCCAGATGTGGCCTGTGTATTGGCAGTATTTTTAGCAGTAATAGATGCTACCTCGGATGGGTTTGCAGCAAGATTAGCTACCTTTGTAAGTTTTAGTTTAATCATCAAATCTTCAATCTGCTTCTTACCCCAAGTAACTATTTCAGTTTGCTTGATATAGTTTATAGCAGAGTCAATTATATTATTTGAAATATTACTAACGGCATTTGAAAATCCCGTCGTAGCCTTCATTAATGTAGAGTCTTGTATTTGTTTTTCTATTATTTCTCTAAATTCGGGGATAGGCGCAGGTGCTATGTCGTTGCGTTGTAATGCGGCCACAGTTTCTCGTTGATTAAAATTATTGTTACTGACTTGATCCGCTACGGCTATTCCCTGTAGAGTAGCCATATTATTCATAGTAACATTTACAATTTTAAGGGTACTGCTAAGTTCAGATATACTGCTGCTAATTTTAACAGAATTTTCATTTAATTGCATTAAAGTATTACTAATTCCTGCTAAAACTGTAGCTTGATTAGCAAAACTATTCCTTGGACTACCGGGTATTGTTACCGCTAGTTCACCAAAGTTTTTTTCTAACTCTAGGTTAAGAACCTGCATTTGAGCCAACATGGCCAAATAGATACCTTTATCTAGTTGACTGTCAATTTTCTCCATGGCTGTTTGAGCCTGGATAGCTGATGCTACTAGTGGATCTAGATTAATTGTGGCCATATAATTGCTCTTTTAGATATTTATCTTAGGGCTATACCGGTAGTTCCCTGCATATATTGATCAGCCGCTTCTTTTTTACTGTGGGCCATGACAAATACATGCTGTTTTTTAATTGTAATAAGTTCTTTATCTGCTAGGAACATCCAAGGCATCATCCCTAGTCCCTGAGGGCCTATAGTTATTGCTAAAGGTCTTTCTACTTTTATTTCATCTGTGTTTTCATGTTCAAAACGTGCTATAAGTTCATCACCGTTAATAAGTTTTAAACTAATTATATCTCCGGATTTGTATCCTTTATCAATTAACATTTTTTCCTCGTTAGTTATTGGTCTGGTTCTTCTGTGGGTAATTCGCAAAGTGCTTCAAGTGTTTTATAATGGTCGTAGGCCTTCTTAAGTGCTTCGAAATGTTCAAGTTTAGCAGGATCCGGCACTAGAATTTTTAGCCTTTTCTCTATATTCTCTAGTAACTGTCCTAGGTCTTTTCCTTTCCATTTTATGTTTCCCTGAAATTCAGCATCACCGGATACATGCAGGCCAGGGTTTATTGATGTAAAACTTGGCTGGGGTATATTGTAGGAGAAAGAAGGATTAGCTGCAGTTAAAGGTGGGGCATATAAACCTTGATAATTACCTCCAGATCCGTTATTGATTGTTACGGAAGGTATTGAAGTAGAATTCATAGTTGTAGTTCCCGCAGCTCCACTAAGATCTATTATAGAGTAGTCTCTTATAAAATCATCTATATTAATAGAACTTATACATTCTAAATCAAGTGCTTTAATCTCCAATTGATCGTCTTCAGGCTTTTCCATATAGGTGTTCCTCCAATTCCTTATAACCACCTATCAATTTACCATCTAATATGACCTGTGGTACGCTTTTCGCGGTGGGCACTTCCTCTAACAATTCTTCTTTTGACCAACCATCGCCTATTTTACGTTCTTCAAATTCTATCCTGCGTAGTTTTAATAAACTCTTTGCCTTATCGCAATAAGGGCAGTCGTATTTAGACCAAATAATAGCTTTCATCTTTGTCCTTTATAGATCTGGTAATTCTTCGTAGACAACCTTATCGCTCATTACTCCAATTACATAATTGGTGCTTTCGTTTTCCTGTAAGGCTGTCTGTTTTTTATTAATATTGACATGTTTGTTGAACCAAGGAATGGGGTTAGTCTTAGGATGTTCCTCGTGATATTTAACACCTATTTCTTTCAGCCTTGTAAAAGCGGTATAGTCAACAAAGTCTTTTAGTATCTGAGCATTCAGTCCTATTACTACACCTTTACTGAACAGGTAATCTGCCCAGGCTTTTTCTTCTTTGATAACATCCAAATACATATTGTAGACTTCTTGATCACATTCGTGCCTAGCCTGTGCGAAACGTTCATCTTCTTTAACAACTTGATTAATAATCCAGGCTGTCCACTCTGCGTGTAAAATCTCATCTTGTAAAATCAGTGCTATGATATTGCCGTTACCAATGAAGATTTTGTTCTCTACCATTGCTAAACTGGTAGCAAAGGATACCATAAAGCGAAATGCTTCTAGAGCATAGCTGGCATTTAGTGCCATCCAGATCGCTTTAATGTGTTCTTTTTCATTTACTGATTCTGGATTTACCTCGCTGAAGCTGTTGATTCTGTGTAGTGCGTCATAGTAATCGCCTACACTACTTGCCATATCAACGATCTCTTTAGTATCGTGTATTTTATTAAATTCTTCTTTGGGAACGCCATATATATTTCTAATGATGTGACTATAGCTTTTACTGTGGATGTTTGTTTCGAAAAAACTCCAGTTGCTAACTAGTGCTTCTAGTTCTGGTATACTAACAACTGGACTGAATACCTGACTGGGGGCACGACCTTGTATGCTATCTAAGGCGGTCTGCCTAAGCAGGTTGCTAGTGAAGATATGTTTAACTGCTTCGCTAGCTTCTTTATGATCCATTTTATCTTTGGTCAAACTGACTTCTTCAGGGACCCAAAAGAATCCACGAGCCAATTCTTCAAACTTTTGTAATTTAGGATATTTTACTTCTTCGAACCGTTGTACCGTTACAGGGCCCTCGGGGTCTAGAAACATTTTACGTTTGAGGTAATTTGTCTGTTTGTGTAAGTTGTATTGTGCTTTGCTCATAATTTACAAGATTCGCAATCTTCCTCTGTGTCATATATTATAGCATTATCTGCCGCATTTATATAGCTAGGCACAGCCTGTGGTCCTACATTGGTGCTTGTTACACTGACTTTTGCGCCCACCTTATTGATTAAGCTATAATAGATAGTTTTGATTCCCCATTTGTAGGCCAGCATTAAGTTTTTGGCTACCAGTGTTCCTGGGACCTTACCTTCGGGGAAGTATGCTGGATTATAAAATGTATTGGTGCTAAGACTTTGATCAATATATGCTGCCAGTACTGCTGCTGTTTTAAGATAACCCAAACAGTCCCTCTGGTCCCACATAAGTTCATAACGATGGCGTAATCGACGATATTCTGGAACAACCTGTACAAATGACCCCGCCTTTGATTCTTTGACAGAAATCAGCTCCATTGGCATCTCAATACCATTAGTTGAGTTTAGTACAACCGAACTAGACTCAACTGGAGCCACTGCCATTAATGTGCCGTTGCGAATACCATACTGTTTCATTCTGCTACGTAATGGTTCCCAATCTAATGTAGGAGTAAAATCAGTAAGTTCGTTTACTCCAGCAGACCTGCGCTCCCATGGGAATATACCACGTCCATAGTAGGTATATTCACTACGTTGACAGGGACCGCGTTCTTGTGCCAGTTCTACACTGGTTTCTGTGAGATAGTAGGCCTGATGCTCCATCCAACGACGCACTTCGGCTAGACTATCTGCCTCACCGTATTTTAAACTACGACGAGCGTGCCAATAGGCCAAGTTAGTGATTCCTACGCCCAGTGGTTCGAAATCCTTATTTGCTAGTTCACTTTGTATACTAAGAAAGTCCTGATAACTCAGAAGATTACTCAACGAGCGAACCAATACCCTACAGGCCTTTCGCATATCCTGCGGATTGCGGAAAGCACCCCAGTTGATCGACCCAAGAGTGCAAAGAGCAATTCGTCCCTCAGGATCTTCAATTCTTTGGAAAGGCTTCGTGGGTAAAAGTATTTCTTGGCATAGATTTGATTGATATATCGGATCAGTGCTTGTATCAAAGGGACCTTGTTGGATGACGTTGTCAATATTGACAAGGTATATTCTACCAGTATCAGTTCTCTCTTTAAGAATGCCATTCTTGAATATCTCATCCGCTGGTAATACTTTTTTCTTTTTAGTCTTATCTTGCTCATAGCGTAGATATAATCTTTCAAACTCTTCTGAGTTTCTATAGTAGGCTTCGTATAAGTCAGGAACCTCATGCGGGTCAAATAGTGTGATATCCTCACCGTTTTTATATCTACGCCAGAACATTGCGTTCACTACTACTGAATAGTCCATTTGACGAACACGGGTTTCTTCTGTGCCTTGATTATTTTTTAATACAATCAAATCCTCAAACTGATAGTGCCATATGGGAAATGTAACTGTACAACTGGCATTACGGATGCCGCCTTGCGAACAACTGCGCAGATCTGCGAACCATTTCTTTAGGAACGGTATCATACCCGTATGTTTGATCTCTCCGTTGCGAATTGGTGCGCCTAAGGGGCGGATTCGACCTATTTCCAGGCCAATTCCGGCTCGTTTTGACGCATATTTGGCCATCATTTCTCCGGCCGCAAATATAGAGTCAAGCGTATCATCACTGCTAATAAGCACACAACTGCTAAACTGTTTAGTTGTAGTACCGAGACCAGCAAGCACAGGAGTGGCTAGAGTAAAGTGGCCATCGGACGCACAATCATAGTAATCTTTAACATATTTTAATCTGGTTTCTTTTGGTTCAGCATGGAAGGCTGTGGCTGCTGCAATAGCATAACGAACTTGCGGTGTCTCATATAACTGTCCAGTGGCTCTATTTTGTACAAGGTATTTTTCACAAAGTTGAGCGATAGCGGCGTATGTGTAGTTTAGGTCTTTATCGTGATCGATAATAACGTCTAGAGTGTTCCATTCTTCTTCAGTATACCAAGTGAGTAAGTCCGAAGTATACATACCCATCTCTACATTTCTCTTTACTATATCATATAGTTTTGGGGGAGCATAATCGCCATATACCTCTTTGCGTAGCATACTAAGGCGTTGACGTCCGGCTACGTATTGGTAATTAACATTATGAATTTCTGGATTTTCTGTTTCATCTATTAGATCGACCATGGCCTTCAGTAGTAATTCGTCTATTGTGGATGTTTTCATCCCATCGTGTATTTCTAATTGTGCCTTAATTTCTATCATACTAGGGCTTACATTATCTATTCCCTTACAGGCATTTGCTACTTGACGTTGTATCTTAGAAATATCGAGAGGAACACGCTCCCCACTGCGCTTTACCACTGTGATCATATTATTATTTTACCTTATGTTGTCTGCCGAGGAAGATATTTACCTAGTGGTGCTAAGTTCAACCAGATTTTCTATGAAAAAATAATCTGGTACTTTAATTCGTTCAACAGGCCCGAAATCGCTATAATTTATAACCATTTCTCTTATACATATAACATTATAATATGTAGATTTTGCTCTGTCAACCAGTGTTTGAAGTTCTATTTTATCATTTTCAAATCTTTTAGTTAATTTTAAACTATAGCCTATCATTAGAGCCTTGGTAAAATCATCGTACTTATTTTCCACAATGATTTCCCAGGGGCTGGGCCAACTTCTTTGGTGATACGGATCAATTTTATGATTGAAGGGAATGAAAGGAGCAGACTTCCAAAACTCCCAAACATCCTGATATGGAATGGGACTATCTTCTAATTGGTGTCTAAATTTTGCCCATGACGATAATCGGTCGTCAACGTCTTGTTTAAACATTAAGAGGCTTTATGAAATTGATATTCAATTATAAAATTTGTAGCAGTAGAATATTGAGTTTGGTCAAATTCTAAGGATAGGTAATTAGTTACCGTTGTAGACTGATTACAGGAAAATACTGCTACTTCTGGATCACCCCCGTCCCAGGAAGGAACATATGAAAAATTATAATAATCACTAATGCTACCGAAACTGTCTATGCCTGTTACATTAATTAATAAGTGCCCTACTCGTAGATAATCTCCATTTTCTACAAATAGCTTATAGTCCATATTAATCTTTTGATTATTTCCGGTAAGGTATAATTTTGTTACTTCTGTTTGAGTGCTCGCATAAAGAGTTTTTCTAAATACCGTGGTATCAAAAAACCCACCTTCTCCATCTATCAAAGGATTGAAATACCAAGATGCTGATGTAGCCGTATTATTTGCCACGGCTAATCTATTAAAGTTATCATTAACTGATTTGTTTCCATCACTGTTAAATGTTATAACAGAACTTTGTGCTGATGTAGGAGCATCGTCGTCTTCTAGTACGCCATTGCCTACGCTGATAAAATAGTTATTTTCAGAAAGATGACCTGTTACATTGGAACTGGTACCTACGAAAATTGCCTGATTTTTAATACGTTCAAATCTGTTATCGGATATATTACTATTTACAGGAGCCGGTGTAGTGTTGATAGTGTGAAACTTTACACCTTGATTTAGATATTCAAAGGTATTATTTCTAATAATTGATCTAGTAACACTACCTGTACCTTCTACGGCTACTGATAGACTACTAAATTTGCAGTTTGAAATATGGATATTAGCACATTCTCTCCCCATGTTTGGGCCAGATTCTTCTCCTGCCATGCTTATACCTATGCCAAAACTATGATATGTTGCTGTACCGGTTGTGGTAAATTCTACATCATCTATGCTAGCTCCGTAGACATTATTAAGTGCTAATAGGGCCTTGGTGTTTGTTGTAGTTACAACATGCTGAAGTGTCATGCCTTTTAATGACACATCTCTAGCTCTGCCTGCGTCAAAGTCCATTAAACTTAGAGTACCTTCACCTGTGTTATCTACAGTTCTAAACATTGGTTTGGTAGCAGAGACAAGATTCAACTTGGTTATACCGCTGCCCTCGCCTTCCAATATAGTGTGCGGTGGCAAATCAATGGTATCATTAATTAGGTAGACACCTGCTGGAATTTTTAAAATACGTTTAGTATCGCTAGTCAGTGGTGCTCCAAATAGCCCTTCTATAGCATCCTGAAAATTTGCTGTAATGTCTGTGGCGGTAAAACTCGGAGTAACACCAAAGTCGGCTAGACTAACTGTTTCATCTATTTTAGATTGTAATAGTCTAGGCACTGTATTAAGAACTACACCATCTCTATATTCATATACAGTGGTTAAAGTAAGTGTACTCTTTGCTCCTAGTAGCGATAAAATGTTATCAAGGTCTATTTCAGTAAGAATTCGTGTGTTATCATCAGAATTAGCGCCTTCTGATATACGTTTTCCTATGTATAAATTTTGTGTATCTTCTGCCCAACCAAACTCACCTGCGTCAAGCTGTGGTACACCGGTCTGTAATTCCTGTCCTCTGCGAACCTGGATTTTAGCAATCTCAATAACGGCCATAGAAATATCCTTGTATTTGGATATTTATCAGCTGAGTAAAGGTTTCGTGTTAACGATTTTTTGTATAGTATTCTTCTATTTTAGATAACCATTGTTCTTGCCAATGATGAAATTCATCAGGCCATAGATCAAACTGTTGGTATTGAAGATCTCTGGAACACATAAACACATGACCCTCTTGTATATCAGTCCCATAAACTTCATTATGAGCCATAATATAAGCAGTCAATTGTATTTTATAATCATCTATCCATTCTTCTTTTTTAGGTTTATTAGTTTGTTTATAATCCATAATTGATGGACTGTTCTTATAAACACCCACTAAATCAGTTGTTCCACTATATAACCCCGGAAAATAAAGACTTTGTTCCATGGCCCAAACTTCATCTACATTTTTTAAACCATTTTCAATAATAATATCTGCCATAGCATTAGCCTGTACATGAACAGGATTGTTGCCTGGTTGTCTCTGTAGTCCTGCTAGAAAACGTTCTAGATTACCATGCATAGCAGTGCCGACTCCGGCTGCTTCTCTAGTAATTTGATTGGCCTTTTCTTCTCCTATCCTACGTTTCCATTCATTCAGTGCTGTCATATCCTTAGTAGCACCTAAGATAGTTGTCACGCTAGGTAGACTTTCACCGTCTGGGGTAAGGTAAACACGTTTACGTGTAACTGGGTCGTTTATCTGTTTACAGGCTTTGTATTGAAATCGCTCCACAAAGGGAGGTGGTTGGAAGTTTGACATAACTTTAATTATAGCAGTTTTATTTTAAATGTCAAATATTTGGCGTTAGATCTGTATTAGATTTAGCCATTTTGTCAACGGTAGATCCGCCGCCGGTGTTACCTTGTCCAACCTCAGCAGGATCATTGGGTTTATTCAGTACCAAAGTTCCGTCAGGTTTTATATCTTTAATAACATCACCACCTGGATCCACAGCATTTTTCAATGCTACCATCATTTGTTGCCTATCACTATTAAGGCCGCCCAATGGCAGATCAAATTGATCAGCAATACGCATCACGACGGCATAAGGAATTTCACCACTAAATCCTGGTTTATTTGCCTGTCGTTGTATAACAGCTAGGACCGTTCTTACCGATCCTAGGTCTACTTCGAATAATTTCATCTAGCCAGTCTAGCCATTAGGCTGTGGCCTTCAGCTAATTTACGTTGAAATTTGCTTTCACGCATTTCACGGCCTGAAGCTTCTGGTCCACCTGCTGCCGCATCTGCTGCTCCAAATTCATCAGGGTTCATCATATCTGGCTCAGCCATATCCATACCGGGCTCCATGCTAGTGTCCATTCCTGGTTCTGTGCCCATTGGTTCCATAGGTGTTGCTTCACCTGCGAGCACTGCAACTGCGTTAGAAATAGCTTCACGTTGTTGTGTTAAAACTTCTAGTGTAGCTGATAGAGCAGGACCAACTGCTTGTTTAAATGCTTCAGCTTCAGCCTGACCAAAATCGGCACGAATAGCATCAGCAAGTTCGATCATTGATTTAGTCTGATATTGACCAACACGCTGCATCCAGCTGGTATAATCATTTACCATATCGCCTGCTGCTGTAATTGCCTTGGCCTTACCTTCTTCATCTTCTGCTAACAAAGTTGCTAAACTTTCGTTAACAATACGAACATGACGTTTGAAAATAGAGTTAGCTTCTTTCAAACGACCATCTCGCTCAGCACTTTTTAATAGGGCTGCACGATCTGCGTAACTACTACGCTTGACATCTTTAGCAGCAGCCTTTTCACCTGGTGTAGGATTTTTTACATGCTTTAGTGGATCAAACTTTTTTCCATCGTCCTTGCCTTCCATTGTGCCGCACTCTTTTAGGCCATGAACAGGACATTTTTTACCTTTAGGAGTATGGTTACAGGTTTCTTCAGCTTCAGCCATTTTCTTAGCCTTACGCTTACGTGCTTTTTCATCTGCATCGTCGGCTGTGTCCTGACCAGGTAAATCACGCTTGGTATACTTCGTGCCTGACCCTGTTTTCGTCGCTGTATGTTTGCTCAGTTCTTTGCTCTTACCTACTTCACTCTTAGGCTTATCCTTACCAAAGTAGTAGTCATGTGTTTCTTTATCTGTATCTTCTTTGAATTGATCACTGGTTGCCTTAGCAATAGCTTTCTTTTTAGGAACACCACCTGCTGTCATACGAGCTACTTGAACATCATCAAAGTCACTCTTACCGTCTCCGGTATGATCTGTTCCTTTAGCTTTCTTAGTATACTTAGGTGCGCGGACACCTTTCTTTGCTTCGTCGAGTTGAGCTAACTTGTCTCTTAATTTTGCGATGTCTTCACCTAGCATTTCTTTAATCCTTGTGTTGAGCAATTGTAGCATTGCTTTATCTTTTTGGTAAGTCTCATTGGTTAGCAGATCATTAATGCCTGCTGCGCTTTCCTGTTGAAATATACGAGTTCTAAGTTTATTACGGATATCTTCTAATTCTTCCCTAGTATATTTTCCTAGGCTAACAGAGGTACCGAATTGTTTTGCTATATTTTCTTTTAATTTAGCACTAGTCAATGGTTTATTAAAATTAAAAGTTTTCATAAGAGGTCCCAAAAAAGTGTTTAGTGTTATTTATAAGAATTTTCAAAGTTTAAGAAACTCATATGTATGGATTTCTTGTATAAATCCTTCTTGGCTCTGGCGATGTTATTCTTAGTAGTCATCAGATCCCAATGATCCAAGTTTTTATTTTTCTTTGATAAAGCACGTTTGGTAAGAGTTTCTTCAAATACTGCTGCTCCATACAATCTATCTTTAAGCAGCAATTCATTGTTATAATTTCTAGTAACCGCTATACTATTTGCCAGTATTACAGCAGTTTGAGGAAGATTTATACCGTCTATAATAACATTATTATTGATATCTACAATATAAAAACCGCCATCTTTAGTTTTCTTTATAATTACGTGGCCTAAACTTATGGAACCGTCGTCGTTGATTGTCGGTATAACAACACCTTTTTTCCGTAATTTTTCTTTTACTTCATTAGTAACGTCTACAATTTTTTTGTATAGGTTATCAGGAATTTGTTTCATTTATATTTTTTATCAGTAAGTTATTATCTTTACTTACTTTATATACACCTTTACGGACAAGATTTTGAGCCAACCATGTATCATGCTCATCTAACGCGGATAGCCGTATCTTATCCTGATGTTTCAAAATAAATTTATTTTCTTCATTAGTAACTGATAGTTGAACACTATCTAATAGTTGATAAATCTTCATCTTATTTGAGTTTGTTGACGCCTTAACGCACTGATTTGTTGTTGAAGATCTTGTATCTGCTTCATAATTTGATTACGGGCCATAGTTTTTTGTTGTTGCTGTTGTACCATTGTGGCCGCGGCCATTCTAGGATCTTGTAACTGACCAATATTTCCTGTCAATCCAACTGATGGTATTGTGCCCTGTTCTATGATATCTTTATATCTCATATTAGCCCAACTTTGTTAATATTACGCCTAATAAACTAATACAGGCAACAATGATGGTTCCGGCGGTGCCTATTAAAACTTTAATAGTGTTTAAACTACTTTTTTCAATGGTTTCTTGTAAAGAAGCTACTTTAACCTCTATGCTAGTTAAACGAGCTTCTAGAGCATGATATCGTTGAGCACAAAGTTCCACATGAGCCTCCAAGTTTTCTTTTTCTATATCCGTAGGTCCGGACATGATTGATCCTCCAAAAAAAGATGAAAAACGAGCCTATAGATTGCCTGGAGTTGCCTTAATTATTGTATTTTTAAATGTAGGATCTTTTACGTCAAAGATTGCCTTGTCAATATTTACCGTTTCTGTAAGATTTTTAATAACAGGAACTTGGTGTAGGTCTTCAACTAAAATGGCCGGATCTTTACCGAACTCATCCATATAGGCTCTATCTCTATCAGGTCTAAAAATAAAAGTCCATACTCTGTGTTTACCCTTGTATTCTGTGCCAAATCCTAAATTCTTAATATCAATTACTTCACTGATAGGATCAGTATCATAGGAAATAATTGATCTTAATTCTATACATTGATTAAGTGTAATAAAATTTCTTTGCTGATCTAATTGTTGTGCTGTACCTTGATTAGATCTTATAACATTGGTTTTGGATATATCTACTAGTGTTTTAATTTCAATAGTCTGCATAATCTACCTATATAATTTATGGTATTTATAGCCAAAAAGAAAGGGGTATAAAATACCCCTTATTGACCTTAATTATTAAAATTAGGCTAGTTCTGAGAAAGCCATGTTTAACAATGTTACAGTAACATCTGTTAAACCTGTAGCGGCTTCAATGTGAGCTACCAGAGCTGCTTCTAGATCGTCGTCGTCGTTAGCACTTAGGTATGGGTTAGCTGTTGGTAAGTCAACGGCTACGATGAAACCTGCGTTAGCACGCTCACCGATAAACACAATGCTTGCGCACTTTTGAATACCACGAATAGCTTCTTCGAAATTTCCTTCAGCTGTGATTTTACCACCGCTTAATGTGTTGGCTGTACCTACGTTTGCCGCTCCATTTGTCACACTGAAAAATTGTGGTGTGTAACCATAAAAACCACCGGCTGCTGCTGAACCGTGAACTCTTTGAATTGTTGGCATAATTGCTCTCCTTATTTTGTCGAATCTATTAGATTCTAGTGTAGATATTTATCTATTTTCAAAAAAATATATCAATCAGTATCTTTAACGTCACCTTCTATAATTTTAAGACTTTTAGCAGTTTCTTTGTTATCTCTCAGCTTTCTTATAGAACGAACAAACTTATTAGGATCTCCACCTTTTATACTGTTAATAAATCTACGCTCCAGTTCATAGGCTTGTTCTGTAGGAAAATTTTCTTTGATTAGACGTAGTAAATTTATAGCACTATCTATAACATGAGCGGCCCTACTTTCAATAATAGCTTCACCGTTTTTCTTTTCTGCTATGGCATTGAGCTCTTCTAAAAGACTTTTTGTAGTACGTTTCAAAATTCTTTCCTTTTGGTATTTATTAGATATTGTATAGCAAAAAATATTAGAAATCAATTGTTATTGTGCGATGCCGCATAAGTAATAGTATACACATATACATATAGGAGATAATATTAAATGTCTATATCAGCAACAATGCTCGGTATCCTCGAGCGCCTGGCCGAGATGTTTCCAAGAGACGGATACCAAACACGTCTTGAACGATACCTCAGCACAAAAAGCATAACAGATGCTGCCACTCTTGACAATTATATCAAAGAGTTTGAATATCATTCCCACAAGGAGTATTAAAATGTTTACCTATGTAATTTTAGTTTTTAGAAAAATTTTTAAAGCATTAGAGCTTAGTGGTCAATCCCGTGCTCGCAAATACTTAAACAACCATAACCCAGGAGCATGGCAATGAAAACATTAAAAATGATCTATGAAGTATGGTGTTCTGGCCTATTAGCCAGTCATCTCACTCGCCGCGGTAAGTGGCAAAGTGCTGTAAGGTTAATAAACAAATGATTATAACCGTAATAAGTATATTCGCTTTTTTGTTAGCAGTTGTAGCGATAGATGAAATGCTAGAACGTAAAGTAGTTCTAGGCGAAGAATGGGACTTTACAAGAATAACTTTTACACCAAGGTCTATTGACAAAAATAAATAATCACGTATAATAATACACACAGGGAGA